CTATTCGAAATCTAAATAATGCGTAGCAATTACAGCATTCGTGCTTAAAAGACAGGGAATATTGTCTATAGAAGGATAAACCAGAAGACTTTCCTTGCAATAATAACTACCTCTGATAAATTGCAGTGGGGCTTTAGTAACTGGACATGCAAAAGGATCAGGTATCTCAGGTCCTATATTATTTTTTTCAATAATAAGGAGACCTGTTGGATTTAGCGGATTAGAACAATAGTCGAATAAACGATGCTCAATAACTTTATATCCTAATTCGTCTGCAATATTTCTCAAGTTTTTAACATATCCCAATCGAGTCATCCTTGCTCTTGCTTCTTCGGAAGCAAATTCAAAGGACGGCTCTAACAAAATCAGATATTTTCTAAACCTTTAGAGGCACAAAACTGTTGAGCATATTTAATTCTCGACCATGCGATATCGAATCCAAAGACCGCCTTCGGTTTATTTTTTAGTTTAGGGATAACGTTGGCGAGTGTTGTAGCTTCTCCGACTCCGATTTCAATTATAGACTTAAAATCCCCGCATTGATTGATCGCTTTCGCGATCGAGGTAGTATAATTTTCTATGTATTCAGGATTTTCATTAATATATTTTATATAGCTACCTGCTTGAAAATCATAACTTATCGCAATTGCTTCAGTGGAATTGTTATCAGATTTAGTCTGATTTAGTCTGATTTTTAATATAATCGAGAATGTTCTTATCTTCGGTAAAAAGTTTTCTGATTTCTCTTAATTGTTGGATTATATTCATTATTTAAAAAAGCCTATCTTAAAATTTTAACAAGAAAAAGATTATAAGCTCTCAAATTGCTTCACTCAAAGGGTTTAGTTAATTTTTTACAGTTGAAAGAGTTGTTTTCATCCTAAAAATGAAAGCATTAAAAATAAACGATTATCCTCTTTCATAATTCCACTTTGAAGTGAATCTTCTTTCTATCCGATTAAATATTTTTTTATGCCTATTTAAAGCAAGAAGTATATGAAGAGTCCCGCCAAAAGGACGCGGTCAGGTAGTAATTTTCTCTATGAATCGGTAGGGATGCTGCGATAGGCCATCCGCCATCTTTACGTGATCCTTTCCTCGGCACTAAACAGGAGGAAGTTCGTTCATTATTGGAAAAGAGCTGGACTTTGAAGTCGAAGCGACTATTGAAATGACTTGATCGTCAAGGGGGCCGCTCTTGAAATGCCCCCTTTTTAAGACCGGTGAATGGGTTAAAATTCCCTCGTCTTAAATATTCCTCAGGACTAAATTCTCCGAGTGAACGATGCTGCCGTTACGAATTGTAGAAGATTCTCCACTCTTTGAAAAGCCGTTGGACCTCTTCAATAGTTTCAGAAGACCACTGCAATTATATTACTCTAATAATATACTGTACTGCGGTGGAAACGGGAGAAGTTTCAGCACCAGTCCTAGGAATCCCGTTCGTTCCGTCGATTGTAGGGTCAAGAATTGATACTCCATTTTGGCCGACCCTGGAACTTCCCGTCCCGAAATAATTGTCGGGGTGAACTAAACTTGCTGAAATTCCGTCATTAGCATGTCTATGCCCCTGAAACATATCCTGATTTTCCTGCCCGATAGCACCGCCATCATAATTCCCGCCGGCAGCCTTCGCCCTCGACGCATGCTGTCCTGATCCTCGCGCAAAGACTCCTCGACGATCCGGTAGCGTAAATGTGGTGGAACCATCGCCGAAACCGTATTGGATATGAGAGATCAGGTCCCCGGTTTGATTGGAAGTCAATGGGATGACTGCACCTCCCGGAGTTAAGGAGATTTGAAAGTCATTGGCCGTGGGATTAACGACGTAATACGGTGTATTCGTCGTAATTCCCCCGCCGGTAAAAGAGAATTTTACCAATTGTCCCGCAATCAACCCGTGCGCCATCGATTGAACTTTACCCGTTGCAGGCGTTAAGCCCGAAATCGTTCTATGAATTAAAGTCCACAAAGCGGAGAACGTCGTCCTCGATACTGCTTGTCCATTCGCGACCAAAAAATTTGCCGGAATATTCGGAAAATCGAACTCGATCACACCGCCTAACGGCACCGCCACTTGAGAAATCGTATTGTTCAAAGAATCGATTTGAGCCTGCAAATTCGCGATCTGCGTCTGTAACGAATTATCATTCGCGTAAAGAGACGTGTATTCCGCATCAAAAAACAAACCGTCGTTCGGAGTCGACCGGTCCCAGGTTCTCGTTTTATTCGGATTGGGGATGGACATGATAAAAATATCTCCTTACGTACGGTACCGTAACGTACTGTTAATGTGTTCTAGGCAAACTAGTTGTTTATAATAATGTAATTTACAAAAATGTATCCAATTCATATCGAATCCTAAAAAATATCAGTAACCATGTATTTTATTATACCTATGGATATTTAACGATCATTAATAACCGTTACTGCACTCTAACGATATATTGAACACCCGTGGAAGCCGGCGCCGTTTCGTTTCCAGTTCTAGGAATTCCGTTAGTTCCGTCGGTAACCGGACTAGTTACGTTCTTCAAAACTGTACCAGGATATGCCGGATAATTATAATAGCCCGAATAAATTCCCAGAGGCAAAGAGCCTCCCGTAGCTCCAACCCCATTATCCTGAGCATGAAAATGTCCCTGCATAGCATCTTGCCCTTCGAAGCCGATAGCTCCGCCGTTATAATTCCCTCCGGCTGCCTTCGCTCTTGTGGCATGCAACCCGGCGCCTCGAGCAAAAACCCCTCTCCGATCCGGAAGCGCAAATGTGGACGAACCGTCACCGAAACCGTACTGGATATGAGTAATCAAGTCTCCCGTTTGATTTGCGATGAGAACGATTGCAGTCCCTCCGGATGTCAAAGAAATTTGAAAATCGTTCGATGTAGGATTGATCACATAGTACGAAGTATTCGCGGTGACTCCCCCGCCGGTAAAAGAAAATTTAATCAACTGCCCCGCAGTCAAACCGTGTGAAGCGGATTGAATCCGATTTGCCGCGGTATCCATCCCCGAAACGGATCTATGAACTTTCGCCCAGAGAGTAGAATACGTGGTCCTGGAAACGGCTTGCCCATTGGCGATCTGAAATCCGGAGGGAATATCCGGAAAATCATATTCGATAATCGCGCCTAACGGGACATTCGATTGACCGATAGCGGCGGTCAATGCATTGATCTGGGCTTGCAAATTCGCAATGTCCGCATCTCTCTGAGATTGTAATGCGTTATCATTCGCATAGAGACTATTGAACTCCACATCCAATAAAACGCCATCATTCGGAGTGTTCTTATCCCAGGTTCTAGATTTATTCGGATTTGGAATACCCATTATATCGCGGTCTCCTTCAGTTTAAAATCATATACTAATGTAATATCTTTCGGCTTTGAATCGAAGAAATCTTTGAACACCAATCGTCCTCCCGAAAAAAAGGCCAACTCGTTCAAGTTATCGCCGTTCAATTCGGAATACGATAGCGAGACCGTATATTCCCGAGTTCCGTCGGAAAGCAGTTGGATATGGATCGGCTTACGGGAAAGCTCATGAGTCAGCCCTGTATCCGAAGGCCCGGGAGGAGCGATTCCTCCGTCACCGATAGCGCCTTGGTCGATAGCATAATTTGCCTGGGTATTTCGCAAGGTCAACCCGTCAAATAGGCCCGTTCCGTCCAAAAAGCCGCTTCGCTTCGTGTAGGCTCTCCCGACTCTTTCCAAAAATAAAAATCGTATTCTGGTTTTTGCATATACTCCCGCAGGACGGATCGAATCCACGGCTTTTGCGAGCAATGTGGGAACTTTGAGATGATCCACATCCCCTTCCACGTCCAGCTCGAAGGAAGCGGGGCTTTTCGAGCTCGGGTCCAAAGGTTCTAATCCATCCAATAAAGAGAGTGCATCCAGATGCAACGGGTCGAGATCGCTATAGAGTTCCTGCGGAATAAATACCGTTCCGTTCTCCAATCCGGCGATCGTCTTACCGATTTCGATGATTTCGGGCAGTGTTCCTTTCGCGAGTCTCTTACTAATCGCTATTAAAATAAATAGCCTGTACGTATCGTCGTTTTGTCCCGGGACTCTTGTTTCGTTCAATAACTGGCCGAGAGCGTCCAAATTAACCCCGGACGCATAATAAATGTATTCTAAATCCTTTAAAGCCTGTAGCTGCAGTTCTATTTCGTCCAGCTCGGCGGAAATCAAACCCCAGAGTCTTCCTAAAAAAGATCCCGGCTCCCGGTTTAAGATCGACTGGGGAAATTTCTGTAAGGCATCGAAAGCCGTCATGCTACATTCACCGTAATGTTAGCCGTAAACGTTTGAGCGAATTCGGTTGCTCCCACCACAAGCTTGGCGGAAGACGACGGAACCGCCGGTGCAAACGCAGTCCAAACCGTGACATCGTCTATCCCAGGAATTTTATCCAGATTCGCAATGATCTCCCAAGCAACCACGCTTTGACCTACATCCAATCCGTGATATTCGGTGACCTGCGTTCCGATCGTATCCGCACCGCCGATAGCTTGCACGACTCTCGTTTTAACGACGGGAATACTGGAGTCGGTCCAATTTGTATTTTTCGTAATGTTTACGATGACGTTGACCACCTTCGCGGTAGGAACAGACCAGTTCATTACGTGTGTCTGTCCGTTTGCGTCGGCTACCGTAAAGGAATGAGTACCGAATGTTTCGATTCCGGCGGGTTTAGAATTGAATATCGCCGTTCCCAAATCGGAATCCGCTGCGGTGCCGGAAACCACGATTTCGATAGAATGAGGAGGTCGACCGTTTACGACAACGCTCGTCGCATTCTCGTAAACGAAAACGGTCGTAACGTTCGGAACACGAAGTAAGGTTTCACGAATCGCCGGCAAGGAGGAACCGCCCGACGATTCCCGGTCCTTATATCGCTGCCTCAATTCGGCATCGGTTTCTACCGGTCCTCCTCCCAAAGAAGGTTGCGAATTCGAAACGGAATTGATTCCGGCGGCAGGAGTAACGATATCCGTAATCGCCCCAGCCGGGACGTTTGTTTGGGATCCGGTATCGATGCTTCTAAACGTAAACTCGACTCCCGCAGCGCTGGTCAAAACCGCAGGAGTAACCACCTCGAACTGAATGCCTTGGGGAGTCTGAACCAAAAATCCTGGAGGAACCGTCGCACCGATAGTGCCGACGACGGTAACCTGAACGACCGATTTTCTGGCAGGTAAGCGAGAAATACCGCCTTGAGCAACAATCCTATCCAGTTGGACTCCGTCGGCCAAATTTATATATTTCGAATAGTATGTATCTTCCAAACCCTGCCAGACGGTATCGATTTCCTTCGCGACGTTCTGCAGAATCATTCCCAGCTCTCCGTAGGGAGATAGATCGATGTCGGGACCGAAATTTTCCGGCAGACGGGCTCGATCCTCCAAGGATTGTAGAATATCGGAATATAATTTTCTATTAAAACCTTGTACGGTAACTCCGAACGTCATAAAGTACCTCCGGAAACCGTACTACTGAGTATACCTAGACTCGATTGGACTTGGAAGGTGATCGTAACTTGACGAGCCGCTCGATCAAAGCTTGCATCTAATTTCGTAATCGAAGTAACGGAAGGTTCCTTAAGCAGGGCAGTCTTTACGGCATTGATAAATCCGGGCTGTAAAAAAGGACCCTGATCGACTAAACCGATCCAATCCACTCCCTCGGCTGGAGCAAGAAACCATTCCCCTAAAAAGAGTTTCAAACGGTTGCCCAAAATCTGCTCTAGTGCATCGATCCCTTCCAGCTGAACCAGCCGGCCGTTTTTATAAACTAAATCATTATTTTCTACTTTTAATGTTTTCATAATGGTGTTCCGGGTGCAGCGGTCGGAGATGTCGCTGCGACAAAAGCATGAACGTGAGCATTGAATCCGGATTTGATTTGTCCGATCGAAAGACCGTTTTCGATCACATGCCCGCCTTCCACATTGCCCGAGGCCTTGAAATCTCCGGTCACTTCGACCCCGGAAGAACCAATGGCAACTTCCGTCGAGCCTACCTTCAAAGTCAATTTTCCGTTTTCAAATTTGATTAAATTTTGGGGTTCTGTCCAAGACCGCTCCGCGATTCTCGCTAATACGCAGGCGTTTTCCAAACCGAAGGTTTTAGATTCCAAGGTTACGGTCTCTTTCTGCGCGTTTAAACTTTTTCTAATATCAAAGGTGGAAAAACCGACCCAAACCAGATCGCCTTGTTGGTAAAACGGTTTGATATAACAACCGGCACCGATCTGGACGAATTGAACGGGTATGTCCGGAATCACCGGATAATCCGAAACCTCGTCCAAAATATTCTGCTCTTTTATGAGAGGAAGAATATCGGCTCTCATAGTGGAAGCATTAAAGGATTCGATCTTACAAACCATTCCCACCTGGATCCCACGTTCTCTCATATCCACGTACGTTTCCAAAAGTTCGGCAAAACTCATACAGGTACGACCTCGAATTCACAATAAGCGTCACCGAACGTAGAAAAAGTCCGATTCACTTTCGTGATGCTCGCTCTAACATTCACTTCCTTGGAATTAATTTGGACCACATCGCTTAAGTTTAAATTATATAAAAATAATGTTTTTATCTTGTAGCCGTCCGAAGTCTTCTGTGGTCGCTCTAATAGTCCCGAATCCGAATCCAGGCTAACGATAGTTTTAACTTTCGGATTCGATGGAACTATCGTTAAAAGTCCGTTTTTAAAGAAGAATTCCGAATTGGTTTCCCTCGTCAATTTTTGGATCGAATCCTTGAAACGACCGAGAACGATGGACTCATAAAATTTTCCGATGCCTAAATTAATTTCTCCCGGGGTAATGCTCAAAGTTTTGCAGATATCCCTGACGATAAATTCGGCGCTTACATTCTTATAACTTTTATTTAAAATTGCAGTGCTCCATTTTGTGGCCTTATCCGAGATTTTCACTTCTAAAATTCTGTCTAAGCCTTCCTGAACTACGGTATAGGCGAAAGCCTCTCCCAAAACGACGGTCCCGGAATCCTCTTTGTAGCCGGCCGAAACTGTCACGTTCGGATATACTTTTCCTTGACCTTTCTTTTTAGCCTCGAAGACCCCGATCGTATCCGGTGCAGGATTGTATAGTTTAAGAGTGGTTGATTGAGGATTTTTGAATTTGAATTCCTGCACAAATTCGATGGAAAATGGAGGATAAGAAAATTCTCTTCCTCCGATATTTACCGTCGCCACTCTATTGTACAGCGCCGTCATGACGGAATAATATTTCCCAACAAGAGCAAAATCGTCGAGCCTAGAGACGCTCGATTTACAACCTGCCCCTGTAAAATGCTAGCCTGCTCGATTTCTTGAGGGTTCAAGGGCAGTATCTTCCGGTTTACGTTTAAGCCTTCTACTACAGAGTCGATCAACGGAGTAGCATATAAAATTTTCGTTATAAAGAGAATATTCCCGTCCAGATCCAAAATCGTACAGGTATAAAAATCGGTCCTATCGTTATAAAGAAACCGAAAGGAATAGGTTTCGCCGATCAGGAAGTCCTTTTCGACGGGAACCTCGTCGACAGTAAGCGGGAGATATTGTAAATCCAACGATTCCTATCCTCCCACTGATGAACACACCGGTTTACTTGCGCCCGCATTTCCTGTGGTTGAGGTACTCGACGGAGGGGAAGGTCCTTTTTTGGTAACACCGTTTCGCAAAGGGATATCCTGCGATTTGGAATCTACGATGATTATTTGTTTGAGCGTGAGTTCAATTTGCCGGCCATCTCCGGTATCTATGGTCGAATCTTCTTTATAGGATTCGATAAAAACATTTTTTATCGTTCCATAATCATAGACGGAATAATTCAAAATTTCTTTGGACATCATCCACGTTTCTAACATCGCCAGTCTATCCTCGACCGTCCCGCGAAGGTGGAAAAACGGGAAGTAGTTTGAATCCGAGATGATCGCAGTGAGGTGCATAGTCAGCGGCTCGTAATTGATATGATCGGTGACGTCCGCCCCTTTTTCGATCGCATGATTTGTTCCCTTTCCTGAAACCTCTTTCGAGACAGTAATTGTGGAATCGAAAATAACCTGATCTTGCCCGTTGCTTGCCGAACTCAGGAAAGTTTTTCCGGAAGTTAAGGCGCTTTGATAAATTGAACGAGCGGAAGAAAGCATTTACGGGATCACCATTCCTAATTTCGCCGGGAGTACGTCCTGGGAGAGTTCGTCTAGCGCCCTCATGACGGCATCCTTTATTTCCCGACCCGCTTCACCAGGTCCGCTAACATTTATGGTTAAGGTCCCCACCACGTTTTGGACGACCACCGAACCGGAGCCGCCACCGTTTCCACCACCAGGAGCGCCGAGAGAAAAAATACTTGATCCGAGTCCTCCGAATAGACTGGAATTTATACCGCTAACCGCTCCGGTTCCTGACGGTGTTGCCGGAGCGGGACTATTGCTGGAAGGTGCCGGATTATTCGAGGAAAAGAAATTACCCATGCTACTGAGTCCGGATTGAAATTTTTGCGGGAGATTAAGACTGCCGATCCAATCTACAAAATCCTTAATAAAACTTTTGCCGCCTGTTAATAGTCCGTATAATTGATCGAGTCCGTAAATCACCGCGGCAACCGCTGCTGCAATTAATATAAACTTTCCTACTAATAATAATATAGGAGCCAGGAAAGCCCAAGCCGCCGAAGCGCCAGAAATTAATATGGGAACCAATAATCTTAATCCGCTCGATATCAACGTTCCGATAACTCTACCAAAACCCCCCAATGCACTTCCTAACACTTGAATCGCTCGTGCAAATCCTGAGCTGAGAATTCTACCGAAAGTGGCAAAAGACCTGCCCAAAAGGCGAATCCAATCCCTCATCTTCGGCAATATTTTTTTATAGATATTTTCAAAGTATTTATTAAAGGTTCCCTTCCCCGGCGAAAAAATGGAAGAAATCATCTCTTTCAACGACTGAAACGCACTGATTACTTTAACCACGCCAGCAAACAGAATCAAGAATGGAACGGCCTTCGCGGCTATTTTCAATAAACCGAGACCGTTTTCCGTTTCGGTCAGCAAACCGATAAGATATAGGAATTTCTCAGCCAAAGGTAGTAATTCACTGCCGAGGAATCCTCCCATAGTAGATTTTAATGTGTCGATACTATTATTAAAGCGCTTATTAATTCCATATCCTTTGTCCACCTCAGTATTATACTCTCTGGTCACCTCATTTTGCAGAACACCCATTATGAGATTTTCCCTCTCCGCCTTGGAAAGATCCGAAAAACTTTTCTTTTGTTTCTGCAAATTCTTTAGGGATTCTGCGAATACTGCATTGTTTAGAAAACTGGTCGATCCACTTTTAATCGCATTATTTGCATCACGGTAAAGTTCGGCCAAGGATTTCCCCGTTATTACAGAAAGCTTTTGGAATCCGGGAAGAGAATTATTTATATATTGAATCGATACGCCGTATTCCGATACGGCTTTATTAACTTCTTTGTACAAGTCCACTTGGTTCGATAAACCTCGAGACGACTTTATTGTGTTCTTTATTGCTTGTTGTAGGGCAGGAAAAGCGTCCTTTGCTAAATTCTTTGCAGCCATCTCTTGCTCTCGAATCGCATCGAAAGCTTCCAGTGGTCCTTTAGCCGCCTTAATCAAACCGTCGAAACCTTTCGACGCAGTCTCGATTATCGAGCCTGCTCCCTTTTTTGCATCCTTTCCGGCGTTAGCGAAGGAGGCACTATAAGCTTGTTGTGACTTAGTTAGATCGCCAAGAATTCCGACCGTTCTCGAAAGTTCATTGTTCAATGTAACCAGGTTTTTCAACCCGCTATTTTTGAACTTGAATTCTACACTGATGGACAGATCTGACATCGCAGCACTATTACCTTTTATTCGCAGCCTGCTGCTGCTCCTTCATCATTCGGTCCACAAGAAGATTCGCTTTTGCCAAATCGCGAGGAGGCATTTCACATGCTTCGGTATAAGTGAGAATTCCGTTCACAACAGGTCTCCAGATCGCGATTTCCTCGTCGAGTTCACGCTTTAGACGAAACTCCTCGAGCCGATTGATTTGCATTAGCCGCTGTACCGTTTTCCGGTCTAGGTTCTGGCCAGGAAAATCCGGGCTCCAACTCCCCTCTAAGAAATCGAGGCAGGATGATCTCCCAAACCTCCTCCAATTCTCGAATCCATTGTTTTAATTCTTTCTGCTGGAGCATAATCGGACGACCCTCGGGATCGAGCGGACCATCGATGGATAATTTCGGAGCTCCCTTATCAGGAAATACTACGTAATCGAAACAATATTCCAAAACCACGGAAAGATCCATATTACCGTCCGTGATACGAAACATTTTGGACTTAAGTTTGATCCATTCCTTGGTTCCGGGATGTTGAAGAATATACTCGTTTCCGTTGACTAAAACTCGTTCCTGATATGTAGACATTCTATTTCCTTAAATTAACTAGGTAGGTGAGACTTGTTTAAATCCGCACACATTAGGACCCATTCCACGCCGGTTTCTTCCAAACCGAACTCTTTGTCCGGGTCGGTATTGATCCAAGCTTGGCTGGCAACCGCCATGAATTTTCCATCCGAGTTGTTTTTAACAAGGACCGGGAATGCAGCCGGTTGGTATTTGATTAAATCCAAGAACGCGTTGTCCGGAGAAGTCCCTTTTAACGTAAAGGTAATCGATCCGGAAGTATTATTATTCTTCGTCCTAGAAACTTCGCCCTTCGCTCCCACATGCGTTTTATAATTTTCGCTATCGGCTCGTTTTATCGAGATAAAAGTTCCATCAAAAAATCCGGAAACCAATCTTCCTGAAATCGAAAGCGTTACCTGGCTTGGATCATATGTACCTAAGAATTTATCTGCCATATTCTATCTCCTTAAACAGTGATGAGCCCGTTCACGTTGACTTTATGAATCGCGCCCGCTAAATAATAAACGAACTTAATACCGGAAAGTAGCCGATTGGCTCTATCATTCACCGAAAGCTGAGCCCGAGTAGGAACGAAGACCTGGTTCATATAAACTTTGTCGTCGGAAAGTTTTAGATCATCGGGAGATACCGCTTTAGCGATAATTCCCGCGTCTCCGGCTCTTTTTAGAACGTCTCGTACGACACCTTCCACTTGTGCAATTCCGCTATCGTCCAAAGAAACTTTATCGTTGTTCAAAAACAGGGAAAGCAACCCGGTGTGCAGTTGATCCTCGACCCAATCTTGGCCAACGATAACGTCTATGAACTCCCCGGACGTGGCGACACCTTCGTTTACGTAAATGGCCCCGGACAGTGCTTGAAGAGCCTGTCCTTTGCTGGTACGAATCGTGGTTAGATCGGTCTTTGAAAAGGTCGAAGGGTTCTGACCGTTCAATCTCTTCCACTTAAAAGTGGTGGATCCCGGCTGTTTGGGAATATTCTGTCCGACCCAAGCGCATTCAGGATAGTCTTCGGGATGATTATCGTGGATCAAATACGACTCACGATCGACATTTCTGGAACTCAGAGCGGTGAGATCCGAAGAACAGCCGAAGAAGAATTTCTTATTCGCGTTCGCCCAGGTTCCCGCCGCATTTAAATCGGCCTTAGCTCTGGACGTTATACAGATCGCGTAGAAATTATCGTCGAGATCACGAAGAGCATCCAAGGTAGTCGCAATGGGATCGTGCGAAACTACAACCATGATATCGACCGGACTAGGGGATTGTGCGAGCATCGCGGCCGCCATTTTATAAACGTCGTCCGACGAAGTAAAACCGGCAGCGGTCAAATCGGTTATTTCCGAGATAATAACTTTCTTTAACGTGGTCGCGGTCGTATCGGCCGCTCTTAAAATCAGAGGCCGAAAAGATTTTTGAGTTAACCCTTGCGTGCCTCTCGTGATATCGATCACGATATCATTGATAAATGCCAT